CTCTGGTAATCCTTTATGGTCAGAGTTCTGGAAGCTGGAAGAACTAGAAGCGTTAAGAGCTGAACTGCCAACCTCTAAATGGATGGCACAATATCAGCAAGACCCTACTGCAGAAGAGGGAGCTATTATAAAAAGAGAGTGGTGGCAAGAATGGGATGGAAGAGAACCACCAGAATGTGAGTTTATTATTCAATCATGGGATACTGCTTTCTTAAAGTCACAACGAGCAGACTATTCTGCTTGTACTACTTGGGGTGTTTTCTATAAAGAATCCGATGAAACAGGATTAGTAACACCACAAATTATTTTACTAGATGCTCACAAAGCAAGACTGGAGTTTCCAGAATTAAAGCAAAGAGCATTTGAATGTTACAAAAGCTATAAACCTGATGCGTTTATTGTAGAGGGGAAAGCTGCAGGTATGCCACTAATCTTTGAATTAAGACAGATGGGTATCCCTGTTCAAGAATATACACCAAGTCGAGGTAACGATAAGATAGCAAGAGTTAATGCTGTTGCTGATTTATTTTCTTCAGGAGTTGTGTATGCACCACAAACAAGATGGGCAGAAGAGGTTATAGAAGAGTTTGCTTCTTTTCCAAATGCTGAACATGATGATTTAGTTGATAGCAGCACGCAAGCTTTATTAAGATTTAGACAAGGTGGTTTCGTTCCGTTACATAGTGACGAGGATGATGAAGATATAGACTACACTAAAAAAGCAAATTACTACTAGGAGACATAATTGGCTATAGAAAAAGTTACACCAGCTACACCTGTAGATGGTCTAATAGAACAAGAAGAACAAGAAGAAGAAGTAAAGGTTTCTATTAAGAATCCAGAAGCAGTTTCAATAGAAACTGAAGATGGAGGTATGCTGATAGACTTTGACCCACAAGACGAACAGATGGAATCAGAGTTTAATAGTAATCTTGTAAACTTTATAGATGACCAAGAGCTAGATAAAATTGGCTCTGAGCTGATATCTGCTTACAACATGGATAAGGATTCTCGTAAAGAGTGGGAAGATACTTATACCAAAGGTTTAGACCAACTTGGTTTAAAGATAGAAGAACGCACACAACCTTGGAATGGAGCTTGTGGTGTCTTTCATCCTATGCTATCAGAAGCAGTTATTAGATTTCAGTCTCAGGCAATATCAGAAATATTCCCAGCGTCTGGTCCAGTAAAAACAAAGATAGTAGGTAAAGTTACTAGCGAGAAAGAAAAACAAGCAGGCAGAGTAGAAGATTATATGAATTATCTTTTAACTCATGAAATGTCAGAGTATAGAACAGAAACAGAGAAGCTTTTATTTTCTTTACCATTGGCAGGTTCAGCTTTTAGAAAAGTTTACTATGACCCAAACTTAGATAGACCTAGTGGTATCTTTGTACCATCAGAAGATGTGGTAGTTAATTATGGTGCAAGTGATTTAGAAACTTGTGAAAGAGCTACACATGTTATGCGTAAATCTTTAAATGATATTCGCAAGTTACAGGTTAGTGGATTTTATAGGGATGTAGAATTATCTGAATCACCTAATAGCTATTCAGATATTTCAGAAAAGTACAATGAACTCACAGGTGAGATGGACATTGATACTTATGACCAGAGACATACTCTTCTTGAGATGCAAGTTAATTTAGACTTGAAAGGTTTTGAAGATGAAGTTAATGGTGAACCTACAGGTATTCAGTTGCCTTATGTAGTAACTATAGATTATCCAAGCGGAACAATACTAAGCATACGCAGAAACTACTACGAAGATGATGAACAAAAAAAGAGAAGGTCACACTTTGTTCATTATCAATATTTACCAGGATTAGGTTTTTATGGTTTTGGTCTAATACACATGATAGGTGGTTTAGCAAAATCAGCTACTAGTTTACTAAGACAGTTAGTGGATGCAGGAACACTATCTAATTTGCCAGGTGGTTTAAAGTCTAGAGGATTAAAAATAAAAGGAGATGATACTCCTATCATGCCTGGAGAATTTAGGGATGTGGATGTTCCAGGTGGTGCTATCCGAGACAACATTACATTTCTTCCGTACAAAGAACCTTCTCCAACACTGTATCAGTTATTACAAAATATAGTAGAAGAAGGCAGACGCTTTGCCAGCATATCAGATATGAAGGTTAGCGATATGAACTCTCAAGCACCAGTTGGAACAACCCTTGCTCTACTAGAGAGAAACATGAAAGTCATGAGTGCTGTACAAGCAAGACTACATGCCTCTATGAAAAAAGAATTTGATATTCTTGTAAATGTTATAAAGGATTTTGGTGAGCCTTCATATCCATATGAAACAGGAGAAGAAGAACAAATAAAATCTTCTGATTTTGATAATAGAATAGATGTGTTGCCAGTATCTGACCCTAATGCAGCTACCATGGCACAAAGAATAATGCAGCATCAAGCAGCTATGCAATTAGCTCAAACATCGCCAGAGATGTATAACATGAAAGAATTACACAGACAAATGTTAGATACTCTTGGCATACAGAATGTTGATGATGTTATACCACAAGATGATGAAGTGCCACCAGTTGACCCAGTAACTGCAGTACAAAATTTAATTAACAATGTTCCTGTGCAGGCTTATGAACATCAAGACCACGATGCACACATTGGAACTGTAGCAGCAGCACAAGATAATCCAGAGATACAAGCTTTATTAGAACAATCACCTAATGCACAAAGTATATTAGCAGCAGCATCTTCCTATGTTAATGACCACTTAACTATGAAGTTTAGAAAACAAGTAGAAGCAGAAATGGGTATTAAACTACCTCCTATGGGAGAACCAATACCAGGTGAGATAGAGAAGAAGATATCTGACCTTGTAGCTGAAGCAGCATCAAGAGTTACACAAAAAGCTATACAAGATGCAGAAATGGAAAGACAAATGGCACAGCAGCAAGACCCTCTACTAATTATGAAAGAAAGAGAGATAGCTGCGAAAGAAGCAGAAGTACAAAGAAAGTCTATGGGTGACCAAGCTAGATTCCAGTTAGCTGCACAAAAACAACAAGCTGACCAAAATCTAAAAGCAGCAGAGTTGCAAATAGAAAAAGAAAAAGCAGATAGTGAATCTGATATAGAAGCTGCTAAACTTGGTATTCAACTTGCTAGCGAAGTGCAAAAACAAGAAGATGCTAGCAAAAAGCAAACAATAGACGATGTTAAAACAATTATTGACACAACTAAAGAAATAGTTCAAGATAGCGATTAGTATGTCAAATGATATCACTGAGCAAGCAAGAGAAGTTTCTCTTTCTGAGTTTTTAAAAAAACGCTTGCGAGATATTATGAATGAACATGCTGACCATATAGCAACTGGTAGTTGTAAAGATTTACCAGAATATAAAAAGCTATGTGGTGTTATCGAGGGTTTAGCTCTCGCAGAACGAGAAGTGTTGGACTGGGTAGAACAACATAATCGAATGTAAGGAACTCAACTCCTATAAGTTGTGCAAGTATGAGTGAAGTAAAAA